GATTATGAGAAAGACCATCCTGTTTCAATCATATCTGAATTTTCTTTTTATAGAGATTGGTGGAATAATCTTTATGGAAAGTCTGGTAACTATGAATTAAAGAAAAATAAAAAATGGAATTGGAAAAAATTTATTGATGATCTATCAAAATATTCAAAAATAAATTGCAAAACTAAAATTGATTTAAGTCGATTAAAGTATTTGCAGGAAACAAAAACTGGATATATTTTTAAAGAAATCCAGAATTCATTTGATTATAAAATTGTTAGTGATTTAGAATATAGTCAAGAGCAGAAAGAGGCATATCAAAAACACTTAGAAGAACTTATTAAACCTAAAGATGTAAAATTTACTGTTTATAGTTGTATCACAAATAACTATGACAACATACCAGAAGAAAATTATTACGATCCCAGTATTAGATATGTGATGTTCCATGATGGAACTATAGATACATCTAAAGGACCATGGGAATACATTGACATAAGAGATTATTGTGATCTTACATGCCCTAGAAGACTATCTGCTTTCCCTAAACTAAATCCACATAAACTGTTTGATCCAGGAGAACACACTGTTTGGATAGACGCATGTTATATACAAACAAAAGAATTTATTGAGTTTTCAAAAACTATATTTCCAACTAAAGGAGTAACAACATTAGAACATTGTTATCGTTTTTCATATTATGATGAAATGCTTGAAGGTTTTATGTGCGAATTTTTTTCGTATGATGCTGGTGTAGAACTAACAAAAAAACTTTCAAAAACTAAGTATAGATTTAAAGATTATATCAGTCCTTGCTGTACTATTCTTTGGAGAACGATTAAGAACTCAAAACAATTTACTGATTTTTGTGATCTTTGGTGGGAATGGTCTTTAGTTGGATCTAATAGAGATCAACATTCATTCGATGCTGCAAGACAATTTACTGAAATGCCAATTGTCAGAGTGGAAAATAAACCACCATCAACACTTGTTGCTGGTATAGATTTGCGGTTTGATTTAAAAAATCAAAATAGAAAGGGAAAACATCCAAAACGCGGTTCTAAAGATCAATGGCGTCGTAGGGATGAATTTTTAAAAGAACTTCAGCAATTTACTAATTTAAATCCAAAAATATATGCAAAGCATGAACACATTACAATGATGGATTGGAATGGAATATTTGAGGATGAAACTATTCGGAGTGAATATATGTCTAAATCTCCAACAATGAGAAATTTATCACTTCAAAAAAGTTTATGGATGGAAAATACAAAATCATTAAATGATGCTATTTGGTCTGACCACAAACCTTCCCATTTAAAGCGAATTGATGCTGAGAGAATAGAAAAACTTAAGGCACTTCAAAATAAGTGAGTATTTATACGTATTGACTGTCAGGGAATTCTGATATATGATAAATAATGTGAAGAAATGGAAACATTTCTTTACATATCTAATCACATTTACTCGGAGTTTTAAATGACTGCATCCATCGCTCAACAGCGTGGGAGCAACACTTGGGAACAGTTCTGTGAATGGGTAACTTCAACCGACAATCGTTTGTATGTTGGTTGGTTTGGAACGTTGATGATTCCTACCCTTCTCGCAGCAACTATCTGTTTCATCGTTGCTTTCATCGCTGCTCCTCCCGTCGATATCGACGGTATCCGTGAACCCGTTGCTGGTTCACTCATGTACGGAAACAACATCATCTCTGGCGCTGTTGTTCCATCGTCTAACGCTATTGGACTTCACTTCTATCCTATCTGGGAAGCAGAAAGTCTTGATGAATGGCTTTATAACGGTGGTCCCTTTCAGTTGATTGTTTTCCACTTCCTGATCGGCATCTATGCCTACATGGGTCGTGAGTGGGAACTTTCTTACCGTCTTGGTATGCGTCCTTGGATCTGTGTAGCATACTCAGCACCTGTTGCTGCTGCTTCTGCAGTGTTCTTGGTCTATCCTTTCGGTCAAGGTTCTTTCTCTGATGCGATGCCTCTGGGTATTTCTGGAACCTTCAACTACATGCTTGTGTTCCAGGCAGAGCATAACATTCTGATGCATCCATTCCATATGCTTGGAGTTGCTGGTGTCTTTGGTGGTTCTTTGTTTAGTGCTATGCACGGTTCTCTGGTTACTTCCTCGCTGGTTCGTGAGACCACTGAAAATGAATCACAAAACTATGGATACAAGTTCGGACAAGAAGAAGAGACCTACAACATCGTTGCTGCACACGGTTACTTCGGACGCCTCATCTTCCAATACGCATCGTTCAATAACTCTCGTTCGCTTCACTTCTTCCTTGCTGCTTGGCCTGTAGTTGGTATCTGGTTTACTGCTCTTGGTGTTAGCACCATGGCATTCAACCTGAACGGTTTCAACTTTAACCAGTCCATTCAAGATAGTCAGGGTCATGTAATTAATACATGGGCAGACATTCTTAATCGTGGTGGTCTTGGTATGGAAGTGATGCACGAACGCAATGCTCACAACTTTCCTTTAGATCTTGCTGCTGCTGATGCAACTCCTGTTGCTTTGACTGCACCTGCTATTGGATAACTACCAAGATTTATAAACAATTTCATTTGGGGTTGGGTGTAATATTGCACTCGACCCTTTTCTATTTGGAAAATAATCTTTTTGTTCTCCTTCTCTAGCAATGTCGCTAGTGATGCAATGCAATCCACCATCCCAAAAATAACGATGTCGAAAGTTTATGATGTGTGGTGTAATGTTATGGCGTTCAAATGCTTCAAAAACATCTTTATTATAGTTGTTGCAGATGACATTATGCTCATCAATAACTAACATGTTTACATCAAAAACAGTTTCTTCAACATAAGTTACCCAATCCTTTAACCAAGTTTCAATATAATCAATTAGATCATCATTATCTTCTTCTCCAGGTATCCACCATTTACCCCTATTTTTTGGTTTTAACTTCATGAATGGTTTTACTTTATCCCAACTTTGACCTGGTAAAGTAATCACTTCCCATCCTGGAAAAGTTTCTGCATAGTTTTGGATATCACTTAATGATATAATTAATCCAGGTTTTACTGGACAAAATGCACCATCAGAATGTCCAGAAATATCAAGCATATGTTTTCTATATTCAGGAAACAATCTTTTCATTTTTGAAATAAATCGATCTGGGTATAATTTATTAAAATTATTGATCGAAGAAAAATATAAATCCTTTCCAACTCGTGTCATTGAAGCAGTGTTAATATATTCATCATAAACAATAGGAACATTATTCTGCTCTAGAATATTTTTAATTGATTCGAATGAATAAAATTTTTTATTGTTTGGAGACTTAAAATTTGATCCAATCGTTTGACATTCTGCTTGAATTAAGTTGTCAATAAATTCTTTTTCATAAATTGCATTTTCCACTTCCCCCATTGTTTCTATCATTGTTCCTTCATCAAATTCAGTGTTCAAATATTTTTGAACTAAAGAAAATATATCAAAATCTCCATATTTTTCTCCTGGCATATAAAAGGTATTTCCTACCATGGCAGTATGGTCTCTTGGACACATTGGTGGCGGATATGGGATACCCTTGTCACTAAGGTGATCCTCAAAATTTTCAGAGACTTCTGTTCTTACAACATCAACATTAAATTCTTTTAATTTTGAAATTAACTTTTGATAATCTTCTTCAGTTTCTATAGCAATTCGTTCCATCACAGATCGAACGTTAGATTTTTTTATATTACTATAAAATTCTGGGGGATAACTACGACCTACTGCACAAACTTTTAAAGGATCCCAATGTTGATGAACAGTAAACATAAAAATAATTTAATTGACAATTATTTATTTGCTTGTTATAATATAATTTGCACAAAACAATAGATATGTATGATTATTGGGTAGTTACAGAAACTACAACTGGTAGAGTTATTGCTCACTGTGGTGAAGAAATTGATGCTATAATGTTAGTTGGAATTAATAAAGATAAGAGGTCTTATCGAAAGCAAAAATTTATTCTAGATCAAGTTATTACAGTAACATCAACAACTGATAACCAACTTCCTGGTCAAATTGGTTTACCTCCTGGAACATATAAAATTGAAGATCACAAAATTTATAAGTTGGATCAAAGTGATCTTGAAGCTGTTAAGATTTAATTAAATATGAATTAACATTACAACTATTGTTTAATCCCCAAAAATCGCAATAGTAAGTATCTACCAAGTAATCATGACCATTTAAAAACTCAATCATTTGATTGTGATAATCTTTAATATGAGTATCTTCTACAACAATATAATCTCCTGTCCATAAAAATGGGTCAATCTCAGAAAAAAGTTCATTTAGATTGCAATGACAATCATCTATGACTATAATTGGATGTTCTAAAGACTTAAGGAAGTTTGAATTATTCTTAGTATAGGTTTTTATATCATATACATCACAAGTTATTGTAGTAATATCATCGCATTCAATTGAAATGTTATCATTATTAATATCAAAGGTATAAATTTTTGATTTAATGTTTAAGCAATTTAGTATGTCGTGCATCCATAGTGCAGATCCACCTTCATTCGTACCAATTTCTAAAATTGTTTTTGGTTTTACTTCCTGAAATAATTGTTGGTAATTTGCTAAAGTCATTGGATCTTTAATACATGATAAATTTTTCCAACGAAATTTTTCTCTTTTTCCTTTGTTGATTATTCCTACATATTTTGGGGGAAATTCGTGATGTAAACTAATAAATTCCCGCTCTTTTATTGGAACAAATCTCATGGTTATTAAATTATTAAAACTTACTTATATTTAAGGTTTATAAAAAATGAAAGCAGTAGTATATTCAAAACCAGATTGTCCATACTGTGAAAAAATAAAAGTAATTTTATTCCATTGTGCCATTGAGTATAAAGAATACATATATGGTAGAGATTTTGATCGTTCTCAATTCTATGCTGAATTTGGTGAAGGATCAACATTTCCGCAGGTTTTATTAGATGATAAGCACATTGGCGGATGCACAGACACAATCAAATATCTAAAAGAGCAAAATCTAGTTTAGATATATCAATAAATAAAGGTGTAGAACTTCTACTTAGGAGTAAGAAACCAGAAGTAAAAATCTTAAGATTTGGAAAGTGGTTTCTTCCTTTTACAAATAAGGAATTTACCATTTGCTTAGAGATAAGAGAACGGTAATCCCAGGAGAACAAAAATGTTAGCAGCTGTTATTTGTTTAGCAACTTTATGTTGCCTGTTGACATTGGGTTTAGGAGTTGTTGTTGGATATTTGGTTAGACAATTTTTACAAGATGTCACACCACAGTATTCACATCCTGAAATGTTTGACGCTAATGGCAACCCACTTCCAGACGAAATTATTGCTTTCAGGTTTGAAGGTAATGTAGAACACTTAGATGAATTTGATGACTAACTATGACAAAACTACCAAATAACCCCTTGGTTTCTGAGGTTTTCAAAGCTGCACACGGCGGCAAGACTGTAGAACGCAAGGTTGAAATCTTACAAGAACACAGAAGTGACCATATCAAAGCACTTCTCATCTGGAATTTCGATAAAGGACTTGAAAGTGCTCTTCCGCCAGGTGAAGTTCCTTATAAAAAGAATGAAGCACCTGCAGGAACTGCAGGACATACTAGACTTGTTCACGAATGGAGAATGCTTTATAACTTTGTGAAAGGTGGCAACGATAAAATTTCACAAATGAAGCGCGAACAAATGTTTGTTCAACTTCTTGAAGCACTTCATGCTGATGAAGCAGAAATTGTTACTTTGGTAAAAGATAAAGAATTACAATCAAAGTATCGCATCACTAGAAGTGTTGTTGAGCAAGCATATCCAGAAATTGTTTGGAGAGATAAGTAACAAATTATACAAAAATACTTGACTAGATAGTGTATAGACGCTATAATGTGTCTACGTTCATCTCCATCAGGAGACGCAAGTAAGTCGCGGAACGGAGCGTTCATCTATGGAAGCAGTTCTAATTACTTGTTTGCAATTTGGACAACTAGTTAGTAGGGTGAACAATTCTTATTATCCTACTATAGTGAAACAACAAATTATTGCAGAACTCGTAAGGGTTTCCCCAAAGAAGTGCAGCATAGACGCAAACGGCTGAAGGAACGGGCCTAAAAATCCATTCATTCAGGAGAAACAAAATGACTACTGCAACGTACAGAGGCGTAAAATATGAAGTCGAAGAGCGTAAACTTAATGTTCTTCAACTTCTAAAAGAACAAATTGAAAAAGCAGAGCGCCTAAAGCAAGCGCAAATGCAACTTAAAGCATGATTGATCGGGGGAATTGACTTCCCCCTTTTTTGTTGGTATAATTAGTATACAGGAGGTACTATCTAATGCGATATAAGGAAACAATTCGTCTAGTTAAAAAAGCACTAGAGCAGCCTTGGAAATATTCTGATGCCGAATTGACTTACATGAAAAAAGCTTTAGACGATGCTATTCTGGGACTAGCAAGAAAAAAATTTGAAAGGAAAAAGAAAAAAGGATTTGGAAACAATGACAGTACGATTGATTAGTGTAACGCCAGATGCAGAACAAACAATGGCATATGTTGCTAGGGTTTCTAATCCAGCAAATCAAGATAATGAAAACTATGCAGGCTTGTTACGTTATTGTATTAAGCACAATCATTGGTCTGTATTTGAGCAGGCATTTATGACGCTTGAGATTGAAACCAATCGTGGTATCGCAGCACAAATCTTGCGCCACAGAAGTTTCACATATCAAGAATTTTCTCAACGTTATGCAGACACTAATCTTTTAGCGACTGAAATTCCAGTACCAGATCTTCGTCGTCAGGATACTAAGAACCGTCAAAATTCTATTGATGATTTCTCTGAAGATATGAAACAGGATCTTTGGTTGAAGATCAATGATCATTTTCAGGCATCTATGGAACTCTATAAGGAACTTCTTGATAAGGGAGTAGCAAAAGAATGTGCTCGCTTTGTTCTTCCTCTTGCAACTCCTACACGCATTTATATGTCTGGTAGTGTTCGTTCTTGGATCCACTATATCAATCTTCGTTCTGCAAATGGAACTCAGAAAGAGCATATGGATATTGCAAACGAATGTAAGAAAGTATTTGTAGAACAGTTTCCTGTGGTATCTGAAGCACTTGAATGGGTATGAAATCTTTATACTTAGGACCGACATATGATCTTTCTGATATTGAAGGATTAGATACATCTTATGAGCAAGTTGCTAACCTAATCAGCAATAGAAATATTGTTGCAATTTTTCAGGGAAGATCCGAAGCTGGTCCTAGAGCATTGGGAAATAGATCTATTCTTTATGATCCAAGAGATCCTGATGGAAAAGATCATGTCAATACAATTAAAAAACGAGAAGCATTTAGACCTTTTGCAGGAACAATTTTAAAAGAATATGTTCATGATTGGTTTGATATGGCAGGGTTAGAAGAAAGCCCATTTATGATGTATGCAGTTGATGCTCATCCTAATATTCAAGAACGTATTCCTGCCATTCTTCATGTTGATTACACTTGTAGAATTCAAACTCTTACTAGGGAACAAAATGAGCATTACTACAATTTAATTGATGCTTTTTATAAACAAACTAATGTTCCTATTTTGTTCAACACATCGTTTAATCTTGCGGGAGAACCACTTGTAGAAACTCCAGAGGATGCATTAAAAACATTTAACGATAGTGAGATTAAATATCTTTACTTCCCTGAAATCCAAAAGTTGATATCAAAATGAATATTTTAGGAATAAATCTTTCTAATAATGGATCTATTTGTCTTCTCAAAGATGGGCAAGTAGATTTTTATCTGGAATCAGAACGCATTACAAGAAAAAAATATGATTATGTGGTTAAAGACCTTTCTGATTATGTAAAAACTGTTGATGTTATTGCAACTGTTGATGCACATTGGGTAGGTCCTGAAAAACATTTAGTCAATGCTAGAGATATTGCAAGGTTCAAACGAATGTTCCCTGATGCAAAACATGTTGATTATAGAAAGTCACATCATTTAGCTCATGCTGCGTCTGGATTTTATAACTCTGGATTTAATGAAGCAGCATGTATTGTCGTGGATAGTAATGGTTCTAGCATTAGAGACAAATTAGAAATTGAAACTATTATACATGCCAAAACAGGAAATAGATTTCAGTGGAAAAGTATTCATAAAAAATATTGGGAACCTCAAGAAAATGGTATTGGTAAATTGTTTGAAGGGATTTCAAAATTTTGTGGATTTGATCTTGATGATGCTGGAAAGGTTATGGGATTGGCAGCGTATGGGTCTAAAAAAGTAGATCTTTATAACGTTGCAGGATCTTCTAAAGAAGATGCTGCATATACAATCCAAACACTTTGGGAAGAACGAGCATTAGAACTTGCTGAAATTGCGATTAAAAAAACTAAATGTAAAAATATAGTTTTATCTGGTGGTTGTTTTTTAAACTGCGTAGTAAATTATAAACTTCGCAAACAATTACCAGAAGATGTTAAAATTTATGCTGAACCAATCGCACATGATGGTGGAACTGCAATAGGAGCTGCTTATCTTGCTTACTACAATCCCAAAATTAAAAATTCTTGATATCAGTGCAACAATTGGGTGCAATTTAAGTTGTAAAGGTTGTAATCACTTTAGCAATTATTTTGCCCCAGGTAGTAAACTTGATACAGATAAACTTATCGAAGATATCCATGTAATTTTACCTAGGATAGATGTAGAACGTGTTTCAGTTATTGGTGGGGAACCTTTACTCAACCCACGCTGCAGAGACATCTTACACGCTTGTCTAGAGCACAAAGAGATAGTTTATCTTTACACGAATGGCATTCTTCTCAATGAAGAAAATAGACAATGGATTGAGGAGGATTTAGAAAAGTATCCTGGTATGTCTTTACGTGTTAGTGTTCATACTCCAGAAGTTATTGATAACATTAACAAAGTAAAAAGTTCTAAGGTTCTTGTTACAGAGCACCATGATGGAAAAGATCGATGGTTTAATTCTATCAAGCACAGCAATGGAAAAGTCTATCCATATGGGCATGATAACATCAAGCAAAGTTTTGATTTATGTTCTTGTCCTAATCCACAACTTTTCAATGGTAAATTGTGGAAGTGTCCTAATGCAGCATTCTTAAAGGAACTTCTTTATGTTACGGATCAACTAGAAGATGATTGCTGGAAATCTTTTATTGGTGATGGACTACCAGTTGACTGTAGTGATGAAGATCTGGTAAAATTCTGTGATAACTCTATTAAACCAGAACAAATATGTAACATGTGTACTGCTAAACCATTGAAGTTTAGCGCAGCATTACAAATCAACAACCATAAAAAAATTATTACAACCCAATAAATATTTACGAATTGAAATAACTATGCCCATATATCCTGTAAAACATTTAGAAACTGGGGAAACACAGGAACTTGTTATGTCTGTCGCTGATTATGTGCAGTGGAGAAAAGACAATCCCGAATGGGATAAAGATTGGTCCGCTGGTGTTGCTGCTGCCGTTAGTGGTACTGGCGATGTTTATAGTAAGACAGATGGTGGATGGAATGAAATCCTTCACAAAGTCAGCAAGATGCCTGGTTCAAAAGTAAAGCCTCAGAAAACAACGCACTTCTAATATGTCCTCAAGGAAAAAAAGAACTTCTTCCCAAGTCGGAGCTGGATTATCAGCAAAGCAAATGCAAAGAAAAAAACCTTTCAATGTCGATATGATGGTCGATATTGAACCGCTAACACAAAACCAAACAAAAGTTTTTGACGCTTATAAAGAAGATAAAAATCTTTTTGTTTACGGAGCAGCAGGAACAGGTAAAACATTTATTACCATGTATCTTGCATTAAAAGAAGTCCTTAATCCTTTGACACCTTACAATAGAGTTGTAGTTGTAAGATCATTAGTTGCTACAAGAGAAATTGGTTTCCTTCCAGGAGATCACGAAGATAAATCTTCACTTTACCAAATTCCTTACAAGAATATGGTAAAGTATATGTTTGAGTTACCTACAGATAATGACTTTGAAATGTTGTGGGGTAATCTCAAGACACAAGAAAGTGTAAAGTTCTGGTCAACAAGTTTTATTCGTGGAACAACACTAGATGATTGTATTATAATCGTTGATGAGTGTCAGAACTTGAATTTTCACGAATTAGATAGTATAATTACTAGAGTTGGTGAAAATTGTAAGATCCATTTCTGTGGTGATGCATCGCAGTCTGACCTTATTAAAACCAATGAACGAAATGGTATTCTAGATTTTATGAAAATTATCCAAGCAATGCCTGAATTTGAAAGTGTCGAATTCGGTGTTGAGGATATCGTAAGATCTGGACTTGTCAAGAGTTACATTCTAAACAAAATTAATTTGGGTCTTTGATGTTTCAACACGTTGATATTGAGTTTCCCGCACTGAAACGGGAAACAATTGATGGAGTTCGTTATTATACTGTGGAAGGTAGACCGATGGTATCTATTACCTCGGTCACCTCCCATTATAATAAAGAAATTTTTGTCAAATGGCGAGCGAAGGTTGGTGACGAAGAAGCGAACCGTATTTCTAAACGCTCCACAGATCGTGGCACTAAAGTCCACACATGTATAGAAAACTTTCTTTGGAATAAGGATGTTCCAGATACAGATCCCTTACCAAAGATGTTATTTACTCAGGCAAAAAAAATTCTGGGTAATATAAATAATATTTACGCTCTTGAAAAATCTTTATATAGTAAAGAGCTGGGTGTTGCAGGAACAGTAGATTGTATTGCAGAATATACAGGAAAAACTGGTGTTCCAGAACTTGCAATCATTGACTTTAAGACTGCAGAAAAACCAAAACCAAAACAATGGATCGAAAATTATTTCGTGCAAGCAGCAGCATATGCTTGTATGTTTTATGAAATGACTGAGATACCAGTAAAGAAACTTGTTATCATTATGACATGTGAAAATGGTGAAGTTGAAGTTTATGAAGAGTATGATAAGAAACAGTATATGGGAAAACTAGTTAAGTACATTCAAAAATTTGTGGAGGACAAACTAAATGACTACAAAAAGTGAAATCAAATCAATCATAAAAAGTAAATTCTTATGTCAAGATAAATTTACTAATGACATTGAGAATATTGTGAAAGATAATAAAGATATGAATTACATTGAAGCAATTTGTTTTTATTGTGAACAAAACAATATTGAAATTGAATCGATTGTAAAACTTATCTCAAAACCACTGAAAGAAAAACTGAAGTGGAATGCAACTAATCTAAATTATTTGAAAAGAACTTCTAAGGCTAAGTTTTTTATCTGAATATGAAAGCATTTTGTAGATATCCTTTCACACATTTGTATAGTGATATACATCATATGATGCAACCATGCTGTGTTGCATACTGTGATCATCCATATAAGAATAATGATGACGCTCAGTTTAAGGCAGTTCATATAAGTGAAGGATGCTACAATTTTTTTAGATCTGAGCAAATGAAACAGCTCAGAAAAGACATGCAGAAAGAAGATCCTCTTACTCCTTTAGTAAGAGATGTGTGTCGAAATTGTATTGCAATGGAAGAACAAAATATTCCATCTATACGGGAACCCTTAGAGACACCAGTTTTATTCGGAAGGGTTCTAGATGTTAAAATGAAATTATTTGGAAACGCATGTAACTTACAATGTTTCATGTGTAATCCAAAAAATTCTAGCGGAAGATTAAGTCAGGCAAAAAAACTGATAGAATATAATCCAGATCTAGAGCAATTTTTATACTATGATAATATCGAGTTATACCAAAAAGAAAACTCTGGATATGATCTAGCAATAGATGATCCAAAACTTTTTGAAAGTCAAATTGAGAACATAAAGAAAATATCTAACAAGATCAAACACATCACAGTTTATGGTGGGGAACCTTTTCTTCTTCAATCACATTATAAATTGCTTGATGCTTTAATTGAAGTTAAAGAAGCAAAAAATATTTCCTTAACTTACGATTCCAACATGACTGTTCTGCATTGGGCTGAGCATAAAGTCATTGATTATGTAAAACAGTTTAAGGATGTTATCATTGAGTGGTCTGTAGAAGGTGTAGGAGAGTATAATAATTACATCAGATTTCCTTCCAAGTGGGATAATATTATTAAAAATATTAATGAAATTAGACCTCATTTACATAAGTTTAATGCTAGTATCACTCTATCAGCACTATCAGTTTTACACCTTGATAAACTAGTAGAATGGTTAAATTTTAATCAAATAACTTATAGATTTAATTTTGTAATAAATCCAAAAGTTTGTAGAATAGATGCATTACATCCAAGTATAAGAAAAAAACTTGTAGATAAGTATCGTGGAACGGATCTAGACTTCTTATGTAAAACATTATCAGAAGACGTATCTGATTGGGAAATTAAATGGAAAAACTTCTTAAATTATATTGAGGCTATTGACTATGTTAACAGAACAGATTACAAAAAAACCTTCCCAGAATTGTGTAATTTGTCTTAAAGTTGGTAGTCTTTATTCTGCTAATTATGTAAACAACTTATATTATGCCATCAGAAAATTTACTAATGATGATTTCATCTGTTTTACTGATGACCCTTCTGGAATTGATGATGGTATAATATGTTATGATATGTTTCCTAGGGAACATCCTAATTGGAGACATCTCTGGTGTAAAATTATAATGTATGGTAGAGATGAAATCAAAAAATATAATAAAAAAATATTTTTTGATTTAGATCTTGTCATTCAGGGTGATATTAATCCAATCTTAAATCACGAGTGTGATTGGGCTTTAATAAAATCGGTATGGAAAGGCATTAAATTTAGGATAGACAATCCTAAAGAGCCGATATTTAATAGTAGCGTCATGGTTTGGAA